TAAGCCTTGGCGCTTACATGAATAGTTTTAGCACGAAGTGCAGGAGTCGCACAAGCACTTTGAGAAAACAGGCGTGTTGTGACTTGTGTCTATGTGGTTTTGAACCACTAGATGTAGTGCATCAACCTTATTTATCAAGTCTGGTAAGGATTTTCCGCCATTGGCATAAGGCTGAATGGAATAAGTCATGGTGTCTATGTAGGCCTTTATGGGTTTAACTATGCCCCATTTAACCAGCATTCCTACAAGGGTAAGGATCGCAATAAGCGCAGCTGCCAGTTGCCCGGCAGTGATCAAGTCATTCATGAGATAGCCAACTTGATTTCCCGTGTAGTTATTGTGGCCTTGCCATTGGCTTTAAGTTCCAAGGCCACTGGTTGGCCTTTTTTAGCTTGAAAGAGCCACAAATCCTTAACAAATGTAGTGCCGCCTTTGTTCAGGCTAAATGTCTGGTAACCAGTAGCATCATTGATGCCTTTGGGATCGCGCACCCACTTGATTGTAAGTTCAGTTGCCCCACCAATTTTAGGTGTCTTAATGTTTAGGTAGGTAGCAAACAATGCACCAGTGGTTGAATTGGAATTTGGGATGACACTAAATAGGCCATCAACTTCTAGTGTGTTATATACATTTGGTTTAAGTGTTTGCGTTGGAATACGGCTTGACGAATCCGATTTGCGGCTAATGTATTGGCTCATGCTTTGATCCACTTCTCTGGGTTTCTAAACTTGACTGGATTCCATGTACGGCTAGCAAGGATTTGGAAGTGTAAATGTGGGCCAGTAGATCGGCCAGTGTTGCCTGAAACGCCTAATAACTGACCCTGACGGACTCTCTGGCCTACTGCTACGTTTACACCATTTAGGTGACAATAACCTGCCCAGAGGCCTGCTGTGCCGTCCTCAAAGGCATCATTGTCTACAATGACGTGGATTCCAAAGGCCCAGCCCCAGCCCTTTTTGTAGATGTGCTTGCCAGCGTGTACAACCACGCCCGGCACTGCAGCTACAACTGGTGTACCAATGACAGCCTTGTAATCAATGCCTTTATGAATGCCACCAGTTTTGTACTTAGCCCCAAATGGGAATGAAACTATGCCTGATTTAATCGGTTTCATCTAATTTGGCCCTGCCGTAATTGTCATACTCTGGGTTTAACCAGTTAATCGCAATGGGTAATGCTGATACAAGGCCAATAGTTAAGGCTGGATGTAATCCTAAAGTGTCAGCATTGATAAGTACCCAGCCCAATACACCTGCACCAAATACCTTGATAAATGATGCAATGGGACTATGTGCAAACCATGTTAAGAATGTCATTTTTTAGCTTTAGCAACTGGCTCTGGTGTTTGCTCTGGCTCTGGCGTTGGTGCTGGTTCGTCAGTTTCGACTGCATCTGTGTAGCAAAAACACGCGCCACACATTACGGGATTAGTTGGGTCTATTGTTCGTACAGGGTTGACATTGTAAATACAACCGTCAGTAGAGCATGTAAAAATCCAAATCATTATGCTGCCTCGTATGTTCCAGTTAAGGTGTAACTGTCACCAGTAGCGGGAACGACTGGTTTTGCGGCTGCTAATACGTTTCCAGTTATGCTTGTTGGTCCCACACTAAAAAACATTGTATCTATCAAAGTCGTTGAATTACGCAAAAAAAATGGATAATAATTGGAAGCGGAAGTGTCAAAATATAATCCCGATCCAGTTAACGCTTGATTGGCTTTTGCTGTAATTGGCAAAGTAACTGTATATCTTGTGCTTGTTCCTACTGTTGATGTACTTCCTAAAGACCAAGCAATATTGAAATGTACTGTTTTTCCAATTTGGCAAAAATTACCACTAATGGTTCCGTTCCCTATTGTTGGCGCAGTACCGTTGCCAGACCACACTGGGGTATATGAAGTCCAAGCTAGTAAGCCAGAGCCTACGCTGGTATCTATGTCAGTTGCTAGTGTCTGAATGGCAAGTGCGCCATCCTTTACATAGTCTGTGCTAGTTGGGTAGTCCCAACCATTGTTAGTTGTCGTGCCGGCCATTTATAAATCCTCCCATTGGATACTTGCATTATACGTTGCCCAATCCTGTGTTGGTGGGACTTGATACCAAATTATTGATGAATATGTTTCTGAATATGCCGAACAGGTCAAGGCAAGTTCGGCTGTGTATCTGGTCAAGTTCCATGTGTAACCCTCAACAAATCCATCAAAATCTGTGCCAAATACTGATGGCAATGCCGTTGTGCTAACCCGTAGGCCGTTGTATACAGCTGCTAAAGCATCTCTGGTGGCATCGCTAACCGTTGGTGAATGCAATGGAATCGTCAGCTGCTCTGGATACATTCGTGGATAAGCGCGTGACTCAACAAAGTCGGCGGCTTGTGCTTCGGCATCCACCAAGTTGTGCAGCTGGGTTGAACGTGTACCAGTTAGTTGGCCATAGAGAATGATTGACTGCTCATCCCTAGCCTCGGTTTGTCCTGCTCGGTAGGTCACAATGGCATCGTTTACAATTTCACCCCATTGGGCAGCTGTGCGTAAACCATCGGCAAGAATATCGTCAGCTGTAAGAATTAATGCTGTGGCAGTCGATCGGGCCAAATAATCGTCATAAAACAAATCTCCGTTGCCGCCCTCATAGAGTACGCCTCTGCCAGAGTTTGCAGCCTGTACGGCTAATGTATAGGCATCAGTTTCGCCATCATTGTATGCTTCAAGTTCGTATTGCCCCGGCACATCCACATTAGTAACTAAGTTATCAACTAAAGCAATGCCCACAGCATCGTAACTATCCCAAGTCACACCAATTGGCACACTTGCCCAAGTCAAGGTTGGTGCTACATCATCCCATTCAGTCAGGAATGCTTCACTAAGGATGTTCAAAATTCGTGTGCCGTCATTTTCTTTTGCAAAATTAGACACACCAGCTAGACGGCGATTCAGTTGCGCCAATGGTCCAACGGCAGTAATTGAATAAACGGCAATTGAACCATCTGATCCATAGGCATTAAGGCTGATGTCAATGTCTGAAATAGTGCCATAAAAGATTTCCTGTGTACCTGATGTACCTTTGTCAATGCTTACTGATACTGATTGACTTAATTCCACAGCTAATGGATCGCTGGCATCAGTCCATAATTGGATTGATGCATAGCCGGGTTGTGGTTGATCCATAACATCATCTCGACCCATTCGGATTGAGATAGATGAAATGGTGTTATCTGCGTATGTTGTAGTGCCGCCAAAAGTCACAGTTGGATAAGGCTCATAATCGGTCACAATGTTGCCCCGACCAAGTTAATTGCACCTGTGCGACGTGAGGAATCTTGAAGTAATCGCTCAATGCTACGTCGGGCAGACTCACCATCTATGACACCATTCATAATTATGGTTACGCCTTGACCGCCACTATCTGCCCGGATTGAGCCTGATCCACTTGGTACAAACATTTCGGGGCCAAACTCACCTACTCTGTAAGCCTGATTACCCATGACTGATCCACCAGCAGCTCTGTTTTTGTACCCTAATTTTTTACCCAAGGTTGTATCGGCAAATTTTAATCCGCCGTCACCAATGATAAGAAAATCTGCAATTTTTCCACCAATTTTTTTAGCTTCCCTATATGCCTTTGCAACTGCGTTAATACCATCTGCCACATTTTTCAAAGCTTTTGCAATACTGTTCAAAGTATCATTAGCATCTTTGTCATTGTTTAATGATTTGAACAATTCGCCAAACGCATCGGCTAATTCTGCTAAAGATGAACCTAAATTGTAACCACCATTTGTGCTCTTAAATTGTCCAGATAATTCTTGTGCTCTTTCACTTAAAGAATTTTTGTCATTACCAGCAAATCCATCAGCAACATCATTTGTTATGTCCAGAAGTTTAGACATTCTATCAATTAACTTCTTGCCACTTGCTTCTTTTAATTCTCCAAGTTTTTCATTTACTATGTCCAGTTTGCCTTGATAAGTATCTGCATAGGTACTGGCTTGACCCTCAAATAGATCTGAAAGTTCTGTTGTTAAATCTTTAAACGATTTTGTTTTTCCTGTGGCATCATCTAATTTGATACCTAATTTTCTTAATGGCGTTAGATTTCCGTCATAAGCTTTGGCTAAGGCATCAACAATTCCGGGGAGTGGTTTACCTGTGCCTCTTGCTGTGTCCAAGGAAATATTCAATAAATCTTGGGCTTCGGTTACATCGCCAGTTGATCGAGTTAAACGGCCAAGTGCATCTCGCAAATCCACATCGCTGTAACCTGTGGCAAATTGCATTTTTTCAATAAAGTTATCAATTGATTCCAAAACTGTTTCGTCAATAACACCAGCAGTTTTTTCAAGTGTTTTTCTAAATTTCTTTTGGCTTACTTCATCTTCGGCATAGGCTTTTGCTGCATCTTTACCAAAAGCAATGGCCATTAAGCCAACCGCACCTGTAACTAAGCCAATGGATTTGGCCATTTTTATGCTGTTAGTTTTTAACTTGCTTTCAAACTTTCTTGCTGATTTGTCAGCATCATTTAAACCTCTACCAAACTTACTTACATCTGCAAGCAAATTTAGTTTCATTGTCCTTACATCAGCCACTTGTCCGACTCCATTCC